AGTGTGGTGTTATGGTGGTGACACTCTCCCCAGTCTAAAGATATATCACTTTTTAAACCAGCCTGGAAGTCCTAAATGCGGTCTCGTATCATTTACATTTTTATCCGCATTTTTAGATTTTTGATCATTATAGTGAAGAAAAACTTGAGCACAGTTATCTCCTTGAAACTCTTCTCTCCAATGTTCTAACTCCATGCCTCTATAAACCAACATATCACCAGGTTTTAAATTAACTAAAATACCTTTGTTGTCACTAGATACGGTGATTTTTTTACCATCAGGTATACCTACATTTTTCTTTGGCTCTAAATGTATAGGCCAAGGATCACCCCCAAGATTTAAAGTTGTAGATATTTCACAACTAAACCTATCTTTATGTCTGTGTAATATATCTCCTGCTTTATATATTCTTGCATAAGAATATGTTGGGTATAATTTAAGTCCTGTTTTCTTTTCCATAATAGGTAAAGTTCTCATTAACAATGTTTCCATAGCTACATCTGCATAATGAGAATATGTATTTGGAACTTGTTTATCATTCCAAACACCCCATTCTTGTGTAAATTGAGATATATATTTTTGATCAAATAAAGTTCTTGCAACTTGTCTTTTTAATAAAAAATAATTGTACACAAATTCTGCTATCTGTTTTGGAACAGCTTCCTTAATTACAATATATTTATTTTTTTTGAAGCTCATCTCTTCGACTCCTTTCTTTTGATATTGCTGATTCAACAACTTTAATATTCCAATGTATAAATCTAAATGGTTCTAAACCTGGGTCCACTGCAAATTGATGTGGAACATAACCTGGAAAAATAATCATCGTTCCTGGTTTTGGTTTATAATGAACTTGATTAGATGCTAACGTAATTTGTTCTTGATTCTTTACAAATAGTTTTGTCATTTCCGCACCAGGTCTTGGATCGTGAAAGATAGGGTAAGATGTTTTTTCACTGCATTTTAAAAAATAAAATCCTGATACATGTTGATTCCAGTGAACATGCGTATCGTGATGGCCGCCACCTTTTTCACTAAACTCTTGCACCCAAAATTCTGTAAAGTGTAAGCTATGATTTTGTAGATTAAATCCTTGCCAATCTAAAAACTCATAGGATCTTTCTCCTATAAATTTAACTAAATCTTTAACTTTAGGATCATGAGAAAAACTTTCACTATGTTTAGATAAACCAAATGTGCCTATATCTTTTTTCCATTTAGGTTCATTTTTTAATTTATCTTTTAAAAGTTTTTCAGCTTTCTTAATATATTTATCTGTAACTTTAGTTGCGTTTTTCAAAAACATGGGTGCGTCTGCAATCCATATTGGTGTTTGAAAATAAAATGCAGATTTAAAATCTACATGTCCTTTTGGTTTTTGTGGTGTACTACTTCCGCCTTGTTTCATATTATTTAAATGGATAACCTAGATTCCATATCACTAGACTATGCCTTACTCCTTTTGTTACTGGTTTGACTCTATGCCACACAAAAGATGGAAATACAACCAACGAGCCTTTTGGTAATATTTCAGTGCATGTTCTTATAGCACGAGGTTTATCAGGATCTCCATTCCTTAAATCAAATTCTAACTCCCCGCCTTTGTATTCTTTTGGATCTGTTAAACTTACAGTAACAGATAATTTTCTAATCTTACCTTTTGTTGGACCTTCCTCTACATACGGTTTATCCCAACTATCGCAGTGCCAATCATAATACTGACCTTTTTTATAAATAGTAAACTGACAAGATTCTGACCAATCCCATTCAAAATTCCATCCTGCATTTTGATTTGCCATTTTAACATAAGGTTGTATTTCATTGTATATCCATTTATCATTCATCCAAACAATATTAGAATTTCTTTTTTTATGTAAATCTTTTAATTCGTTTTTTGTAAGAGGATTTTTTTGTAAATCTCTATCTCTTCCAAAGCCACCTGTAAGAGCGCCTATTTCTCTTTCTTTTTCTGCTTTGCCATATTGCACAATCATATCGCAAATTCTTTCAGGAATAGCAGATTCAAAATACCAGTAATAATTAGATATATTCATAGTTAATAGTTAAAATTATGTTCAAGCCATTAGAAGCATTAGGTGAAAAAGAATATTTATTAGTCGCTGGAAACATTATGAAATTATTATTTTTTATGGGAAGATGCCAAGTTCTATTTTTTCTTCTATTATCGTCATATTCAATAATACATTCAGAAGAATTTTCTTTAACATCAACACCGTAGATTAAGGTATAGTCTGGCGAGTTACGTAAATCAACTGGCTCAACCTGGTTTCTTGTCCAAGATTTTTCTTTAGGATGCATAACATTACCATGCATATTTTTAGATATTAAAGTACGACCATATTCAGCTGTCCAATGATCTCTTATATAATCTTGTGTCCATTGAAGAGGTTGAGAAAAAGGCACAACATAATCATCAAAAGCATAAGCTTGTGGATTGTTGTTTACTCTGTTTTGTTTTACGTAGGACTCTATAATATCGTTTCTTATTTGATCTCGGTCGATATCAAAACCTTCAGGCATATCAACCTCACCATGATACAAGTCAACTTCAGATAACACCACCTTCTTCATAAGTTAAGCTTTTCTATTTATTAAATCCCAATTTTGTGTTGATTCGTTCCAGTCATGATCCCACTCATGAGTAGGTTCTGTGTTTTCATCAGCTGGTGTATTTTGAGCCTCTTGTTCAGCTGTTAATGCTGGTTTTGCAACTGGAGCATCCCAAGATGCAGTTGACGTATTTAAAACCCAACTAGCATAAGGTTTTTTAGGCATGAAAATATCATTATCTTCATCGTAAGTATAACCTATACCAGCATAGTTACCTCTTAAAGGTGTTCCGCCATTTTTGTGTTGATTTGCTCTTGTATTATAAGATGTTTTTTTCCAAAGAGGCCAGCTATGGATTCTTTCCAAAAACTGTCTGCCTACTTCTTCATCTTCAATACCATCAGCATTTTGACAATCTTTATCAGCTACAACATGAACTGCTATAACTTTATTGTTTGCTCCTAATTTTGCGTAATGTGCCATAATGTTCTCCTTATATATTATTTGTTAAAATTTGTAAAACCATTAATTTATATTAACTTCCTTGGAATTTGTATCTTAATATAACTATTCCTGATCCTCCAGCCCCTTGTTGGTTACCTGGACTTGAAGGTCCTCCTGGTGCATTAGCTGCACCTCCACCACCTGTATTTGCAAATCCATCAACCTGGTTAGTATCTCCATTAGGAGCTGTTCCCGGTCTTCTTGAGCCACCACCAGCACCACAAGTATCACCGCCTCCTCCACCACCAACTGTAGCTGGTCCTGAACCTCCACCAGCTCCTGCGAAAAATCTTAAAGGTGTTGGTTGTTGAGGTGATGGTGCGTTTCTACCAACAGCAGGATTAGCATAAATTGCTGTTCCAACTCCTGCCCCACCTGTTCCTCCAATGTCATTACTTGGAGCAGGTGTAGATCCCGTTCCACCGGCACCGCCTCCGCCGCCACCTCCAGCAAATGAAGGGTGTGTTCCACCATTTGCACCTGGATTTCCTTGTGGAGGACTTACTGGAGGAGTATTTCCTGTTCCACCAGTTCCACCTGGTGCATTACCGCCACCACCTGAACCTCCATTACCTCCTGCTGTTCCACCAAGAGCAGATGTTATTGTTGAAAAACTTGAATTGTTACCGTTACCGCCAGCTGAACCGCCAGCTCCGACAACTATTGGAAACGTAGCCACTGAAGCTGTTAAAGCACCTCCTGGGCTTCCTAAAGGTGAGTCAGTCCAATCACTTCCTGGAGAAGGACTAGATTCTCTAAAGCCACCAGCTCCACCTCCACCGCCATCGCTTCCGCCGCCACCACCGCCGCCACCTATTACTAAATAATCTATTTTATTCCAACCACCAGCGTTACCTGCTTTTGTTACTTGAAAACATCCGTTTGCTGTAAATACGTGAATTTTCCAATCACCACAAGTTGCTGTGGTATTTCCACCTGAAGCCTCAACATAACTTGCAGTATCTATTTGTTTGTCTGCAGTATTAACAGTTTTCCATCCTTCTGTTGAATCAACAAAAATTAAAGTTACACCCTCACCATTACCATCTATGGTTCCATCAATACACACTCCATCAATTTTTGATCCACCTCTACCCACTGTTATATTATTGCAAGCTGAAGTATTTGCGTAATCTAAAACAGATACTATATCTCCTGCACTAGGCGAGCTAGGAAGAGTTACTGTAACAGCGCTTGATGTTGTGTTAACAAAAAATCCTTTACCAGACGTAGCAGTAAAAGGACTTGTTTTTACAGTTGTACACCAATCTACTGTTCCAGTTCTTCCAAACCCTGTCTGTGATGCACCTGACGCTAATGAAACTGTTCCACCGCACCTTCCAAGTGTAACCGTAGTAGCATCTACAGTAACAGTTTTACCAGCACCGCCGCCAACTGTGGCTGTGCATCCTGATCTTTGTTCTAATTTATTTACTTTAATTGTACTCATAATTATTGAAATTTATATCTTATTACTACCAATCCTGAACCTCCAGTTCCACCTTGTGTACAGTTTGCACAAGCTGATCCACCAGCTCCACCACCAGTGTTGGCTGTACCATTATTACCGTTATTATCGCCTCCGGTAGTAGAACCACCATTTCCACCTCCTCCGGTTCCACCAGTCCCTTTATTTGGAGATGTACTACTTGATCCACCTCCGCCTCCACCACCTCTAGCAACTGGTGATGCTGTAATGCATGAAGTTAGACCTGCTCCACCGTTTCCAGCGTTTGCATCCACTGAATTTACACCTGCCGCGGAAGCGCCTCCGCCACCAGCTCCACCTTCGCCTGGAGGTGACGGTCTTGTATCATCTCCACCATCATTACCTTGTGGAGGACTTACCGGTGGTGTATTTCCTGAACCACCTGTGGCGCTACATTGACCTCCGGCTCCACCACCAGATCCACCATTTCCACCATTCTTTTGAGAACTCGGTGTATTGTTTCCACCAAATCCTCCACCTGCTGATGTTATAGTTGAAAAAACTGATGCTACTCCTGCTGATGCTTGTGAATTTGGATTTGCAGAAGTTGGCGCACTGTTTCCTGCTCCTCCACCACCAATTGCTATTGGGTAAGTTTGAGCTGACACAGGTAAAGCTGTTGCTGCTAAAGGGCTTGGTCCAGCAGAATAACATCCTGATGCTGCGCCATTTGAAAATCTATAACCACCTGCACCACCTCCACCACCTCTTCTTGTTCCACCTCCGCCACCACCGCCTATTACTAAATAATCTACTGTGTTTGAACCTGCTGCATTACCACCATCACTCACAACAAAATTTGCATCTGATGTAAATGTGTGTATTTTAAAATCACCTGAAGTGGTTACAGTTCCACCTGTTGCAGCAATAAAAGCAGCGCCTCTTACATTTGAAGTTGAATCATGTATGTCTTGCCAACCTTTTGTGTTATCCACATAAATTAAAGTTACTGATTGTGCTAGTGTACTTAATGTTCCGTTTGAACATGAACCATTTATTTTTGATCCATTTCTACATAGTGTTACATTATTATTTTGCCAATTTCCTGCGTAATCTTTTAAAGCAATAATATCACCACCGCTAGGCGATGATGGTAAAGTTACTGTTATCGCGCTACTGCTAGTGTCAACAAAAAATCCATCACCTGACACAGCAGTAAATGGAGATGTTTTGGCCGTTGTGCACCAATCTACAGTTCCTGTTCTACCAAATCCAGATTGTGTTGCACCCGATGCTAAATTAATAGCAGTGCCTGGTCCACCTAATTCAATTGTAGATCCACTTTCTTTTTCTATTTTATTTACTTTAATTGTACTAGTCATTATTGAAATTTATATCTTAATATTACCACTCCTGATCCTCCAGCACCACCTGGTGCACTTGTTGGATTTGGTGTACCAGACGCTCCGCCACCACCACCTGTGTTAGCTGTTCCATCATCTCCACCTCTATTAGGAGTAGGGTTGGCTGGGCTTTTACCAGCTCCACCACCACCAGGTCCAGCTGAACCTCCTGAACCACCATCGGCTCCACCACCACCGCCGCCAGCTCTCGTTACTGGTGAACCTGTTATTGAAGATGCTACTCCAGCTCCTCCTGGTCCTGAACTACTGCCTCCACCACTTCCTCCGGCACCTGCGCCTCCACCACCGCCGCCACTAGGACCTCCTGTCCCTGCACCACCATTATTTCCTTGTGGTGGGCTAACAGGTGGAGTATTGCCAGTTCCTGCTGCACTTTGTTCTCCGCCTCCACCACCGGATCCACCTGGATTTCCAGAAGTTGGTGATCCTGCATTAGAACCAAAACCACCACCTGCTGATGTTATTGTACTAAAAGTTGAATTACTTCCTTGAACTCCGCAAGAAGTTGTCCCTCCGCCACCACCGCCAACAGTTATTGGATAAGTTTGAGTGCTAACTGGTAAAGCTGTTCCTGCATCTAAAGGACTATCGGTATACGGATCTGATGAACATTTACCTTCTCTAAAACCTCCGGCTCCGCCGCCACCACCTTGAGAATATCCACCGCCTCCGCCACCTGCAACAACCACATAACTAACTTTGTTATTAGGTGCACAAGTTCCTTGAGTTACTGCGAAACATCCATCAGCATTAAAAGTATGAATTTTAAAATCTCCATCAGTTGTTATTGTTCCGCCTGTTGCAGTGATAAATGAACTTCCTGATATAGTTGTATCTGTGTTAACATTTAACCAGCCTCTAGTTCCATCAACATAAACTAAAGCTACTGATTGTCCTTCTGTAATTAAAAAAGCATCATTACATTGTCCACCAATTTTAGATGAATTTCTTCCAAGAGTTACATTGTGTGTATCAAAAGTATCTGCGTAATCTTTTATGGCAACAATGTTACCTGCAGAGGGTGAAGCTGGTAATGTAACTGTGACAGCTCCTGAAGTAGTATTTACAAAATATCCTTTACCATTTTCTGCTGTAAATGGACTTGTTTTAGCTGTGTTACACCAGTTAACTGCACCAGTTCTGCCAAAACCTGTCTGTGTTGCGCCCGATGCAAGATTAACAGCACCACCACATCTTCCTAAAGTTACTGTGGCTCCACATACGACGACTGTTTTACCTGCGCCACCACCAACTGTGAGTGTTGAACCACATTGTTCTTCTATTTTATTTACTTCTATTTTACTCATTATATTACTACCAA